TGCTCGCAACTTGTTGCCTCAAGCTCAGATTTTAAAATTGGTTCAAGAGGATAAGGGACAGTTCAAGGACTACAGATTAATCGTTGTCAGTGGATTGTATAAACTTGGCCCAACAGAAAAGGTAACGGCTGGATCTGATAAAGATCTTGCAACCAGGGGCCGCCGAGTGTTGTATGAGCTGTATGGTCCTAATGGAAAGTCAGCGCCCGATAAGCTATACGAGCTTGCTGATTACATCTCAGATATTGTGTATTTTGATAAAATGACGCTGTCATATGACAACTTCAATCCTTCTGGAGCAATGTCAGCCATCCTAAGTATTGTTATGCCCGAGCTATCAGCAACATACACGGTTGTTGGTGGCAATTTCAAAAACCAACTTGAAACAAGATACAACGGTAAAGTACAAAGTGCTAATGATCTAATTGAAGTCCTCCCGTAACAGTTATAAATAATCATAAAATAAAAGGGCAGTGATGAGTAGATCGTTTGCAATCGAGGATAAGAACCTTAATCAGGCAAGTATTATTACTTCGCGATCAAAACTGTATCGCGATATTGATCTCTCTTTCACTCCAAAACCAAGTGGTGAAATCTACAAAAAGATAGACGCTGCTGCAGTAAAACAAGCTATCAAAAATCTGCTACTAACTAACCATTTTGAAAAACCATTTCTTCCTCTGTATGGTGGTAATCTAAGAGACCTGTTGTTTGAATTGGCTCATTCATCTATTGGTGATGAAATTACTTCAAACATCACTCGAGCAATTGAAGCATACGAACCAAGAGCAGAAATTGTTAATATTAGAGTAGATAATCAAGCAGATATTAATTCAATTGGTGTTACTGTTGAATTTCGTATTGTTAATACTGAAGAGACTGTAATCTTTACCACCACACTTACAAGGCTAAGATAATATGGCAACGGCAATTCTTTCAACGGCGCTTGATTTTAACAACATCAAGAATAACCTAAAGATCTATTTTCAGCAACAGCCTGAATTTGTTGATTATGACTTTGAAGCTGCTGGTTTATCTAACATCCTTGATGTGCTTGCTTATAACACCCACATCAACGGTTTGATCGCTAACTTTGCTACAAACGAATCATTCCTTGGAACAGCTCAGCTAAGAAGCTCTATTGTGTCGCTTGCTGAAGGAATTGGATATATTCCAGACTCTAAGATGTCGGCACGTGCAACAGTAACCCTCATAGTTAACTTAGCTGGTGTGGCAGGCCGACCATCTGTTTTGACTCTTCCAGTTGGTACAACCTTTACTTCAACCGTCGACGACGTTGCATACACTTTCCAAACCATTGAATCTTACACCGCACAAGATGATGGTACTGGTGTTTATAGATTTACAGATTCCAATGGATTACCAACTGTTGTTGTTTATGAAGGTATTCAAAAGACAAAGACATTTTATGTAGGTCCATTCTCTGAGAATGATGTGTACATTATTCCAGACCTTAATATTGATGCTGGCACCGCAACTATTAACGTATACGATACAGCAACTAGTAATACTTTTGTCACTTATAATAACATTTTATCTGCAACGTCTATATCTGCTGGCTCAACATATTACATTCTAAAGGAAGCCCCAAACGGTTTTTACGAATTGTCATTTGGTGATGGAGTTAATCTTGGACGAGCTCCAGTTGCCGGCAATAAAATAATTGTAACATATTTGTCGACTAGTGGCAGTGTGGCAAATGGGGCAACGTCGTTTGTTCCAACTTCCAATTTTACAGTTGGGGCTATAGGATATCCTCTTGTTGTAACAACCGTAACAAGAGCTGTTGGTGGAGACACTGCAGAGTCAATTGAATCTATTCGTAAGAATGCTCCCTTCCAATATGCTGCACAGAATCGTATGGTTACAGCAGCTGATTACACCTCGTTGATTCTACGCAACTACTCGCAGTTCATTCAAGATATTAAATCGTGGGGTGGAGAAGAGAATCTTGAGCCTAAGTTTGGTACAATATTTACTTCCATTCTGTTTGAGGATGATGTTGATGTGGCATTGCAAACATCAATTAAAACACAAGTTGAGAGCCTTGTTGATCAACTTGGTATTGTGTCGTTCAACATTGAGTATGCAGATCCCGTCGAGACATTTGTTGAGACAAACGTATATTTCCAAATCAATCCAAAACTGACAACTTTATCATTAAACACTCTTGAGAACCAAGTCAACAACGTTATCACCAACTACTTTGCAAATACAATTGGAAATTTTGATCAATCGTTTAGACGATCAAATATGTTGACCCTTGTTGACGATGTTAGCCCTGCTGTGTTGTCAAGTCGCGCTGATGTTAAAATGCAACAACGCTTTACACCGTTGTTAAACACCAACGCTGATTACAACTTTAGATTTCCTGTTCCAATTGCGGTTCCTGATAGGGATACTCCTGTCGTTACAAGCTCGTTGTTTACATATAATGGTACACTAGCTAAGATTCAAAACAGACTTGGATCTACAACCCTTCAAGTGATTTCGGCGGGAACTGGCACTGTGCTTGTGGATAGCGTTGGAACATACACTGCATTAACAGGAGTAGTTAACATTGTTTCACTAAACCCAGCAAACGTTGTTGGTGGTGTTAGCTACATTAAGTTATCTGCAGTGCCATCCAACCTAAGCGTTATTACTCCACAACGTAACGATGTATTAAAGTTTGATAGTGAGGCTTCATTTGCTTCACCAGAGATCGTATCGGCGACAAACTAAAATGACAGATAAGACATTACGCGACATTGGTAGACGCAATATAGATTTCCAGCGCGATCTGGTTAAAGATGTCTTGCCTGAATTCTATGCAGGTGACTATCCAGAACTTGTCACGTTCCTCGAAAAGTACTACGAGAATCTTGACTCTGATGGAAACTTTTCACGTAAGATCCACGATCTGTTTGCAACTCGTGACATTCAACAAACGGATATAGCTAACCTTACATACATTGAAGATGAGCTATTGCTTGGTCAAAATTATCTTGAAGGATGGTTAAGACCTAGACAGGCGGCGCTGCTATCAAACAACTTCTATAGATCAAAGGGTACAAAGTATAGCATTGAGCGATTCTTTAGAGCGTTCTACGGCTTGGATCCAGTTGTTGAGTATGGTAAGAATTATGTGTTTACTGTTGGCCAAGATATTATTGGACCAAACAGCGGTAAGTATCTTATCAATGACAAGGTGTACCAATTCTGGGGCATCCTGATTAAGGTTGGTCTGCCTGCGTCTGAATGGCTAGAACTGTACAAGCTATTTGCTCACCCTGCAGGAATGTATATTGGTTCTGAGGTTCAAATTGTTAGCGTTAATGCTGATATTAGCTTCAACAACATGCCTGTCTCAATACCATCTGTTGACCTTCCAGTGTTCTCTGGTTTGGCAGTGATTACACCATTTGTGTTTACAGATATTACTGGTGTGGATATTAATGACTCTGCTGGCAACTCAACTAGATACAGCTTGGATACAACCGTAATTCAAATTAGCAACAAGCTAACTGGGGATACCGCTGGCTTCTTGGATTCTGCTGAGCCATTCTATCAGAAATTTGACGACTTGGTTAAAGCTGCTTCTCCAACATTCGACGAAGATTCAAATGCTGCTGGATCGTCAATGAGAATGTCAAGCGATGTTATAACATTCGACCTTGACAAGTATGATGTTTACCTTGATTCAGACGGTGTGGGCAATCTTGTTCCATAACCGATATAAATAGAATAAAAGAGTTTCAGGAATTTAGTATGTCTAGACAAAATGTCAACATTGGCGCAATAGCAAATGATACCACTGGGGATACCCTCAGACAGGCTGGCAACAAGATCAATTCAAATTTTGCTGAGTTGTACACATCACTGTACGGCGATAGCGTAACATCTATTAGTACGCTTACACTTGGCAACAACGCTATCATCTTTGAAGGATCTGCGGCGGACTCTTGGGAAACAACTTTAACTGTTATCAACCCAACTGCTGACAGAACAATTAAGCTACCTGACTATACTGGATCAGTCGTTATTGATTCTGCTACTCAGACTTTGCTTAACAAGACTTTAAAGACCCCATCGTTTACTGCTCCAAAGATCAAGGATGCTGACTCGAGTCACTCTTACACAATTGTTCCTGCTAATCTAGCTGCAAACAGAAATCTCAGACTGCCGCTGTTAACAGATAGTGACACTATAGTTGTACTAAATCTTACACAGACTCTGACAAACAAAACTCTAACATCACCAATCCTTACTACTCCAAGAATTGACTCAACTATTCAGGATTCCAACGGCAATCCAATGCTTGGACACACTGCAACAGCATCTGCAGTTAATTACATTCAGATTAACAACGCCGCTGCTGGTGGACATGCTGGAATTGAAGCTATTGGTGGTAGTACCAATATCAATTTAAATCTTATAGCTAAAGGAACTGGAGCTGTTCAAATTCGTAGCCGCTTCAACTTGCTACCAGAAGTATTGAATGTTGGAACAGCCATTAGTACTGTAACGCCTACAACACTGTTTAGCCATGCTACACCAGAAGCGTTCACATTAGCTAATGGTATTACAGAAGGTGATGTTAAAAAGTTTATTAATAGAGGCGCTGGCGAAGCTCGTATCACTCCCGCTACCTTCCCATATACGGGCAAAACAAAATTTACACTAAAGCAATTTGGTGCAGTTGAAGCTGTCTGGGGATCTACAGGTTGGTTCTTGTTAGGTCTTGATTCTAGCCACGATTCGACAGCACGTTATATGTTTATTAGCTAATAGGATAATTCAATGTCAGCAATCATTACTGAGCGCATTAAAAAACTTATGATCCAGAATCTCTTCGATGATATTGAAGACTCTGCCAACAAATACTATATTGCGCTTGGGCGGTCACATGACTGGGATAGTGCTGATACACCCTCAACCCCTATCCCAACAGATCGTGAGATTCGCAACTTTAGACTCAGCGCACAAGCTGCTAAGCGAGTGACCGACTGGTCATTTGTGATTCCACGTTTCAACTGGGCTACTGGTACAACATATTATGGATATGATGATAACACTTCGGGCCATCCATTAAACACATACTATGTTCTTACCGATGATAATGCTGTGTACATTTGTCTTCGACAGTCAAGAAACACATTGGGTGCAATCGTTCCTTCAACTGTAAAACCAACTGGTATCTCATCACTACCGTTTACAACTGCTGACGGATATGTGTGGAAATTTCTATACACAGTTGGAACAACATTTGCAAATAGATTCCTATCTGCTAACTATATGCCCATTCGTCTACAAACAGCGACAGACTCTGACTCTCTAGCTGTTGAAGTTGAACAACAAACTATTCAGAATGCTGCTGTACCTGGTCAAATTGGTGACATCCAGTTGATAGCTGGCGGCGCTGGGTACACTTCTGCTCCAACCGTAACAATTGTTGGTGATGGGATACGTGCAAGAGGCGCAGCTACAGTTTCAGGCGGAACCGTTACAAAAGTTGTATTAGCTGATAGTAGCGATGGTGCACCTGCACAAGGTAAAAATTACAATTGGGCTGAGATTAAATTCACTGGTGGTGGTGGATCTGGTACAACAGCCCGTGCTGTTGTTGGTCCTAAAAATGGATTTGGGGCTGATCCTCGTGATGACCTCAGAGCTACTGCAATTATGTTCAATACTAAGCCGGATGGTTCTGAGGGCGGTAAGTTTGTTGTCAACAACGACTTCCGCCAGCTAGCCTTGGTAAAGAATCCGCAACTACCAGACAGCGATGCTCTGTTTAGTGCTGCTGTTGGTAACATGCTACGTAGATTAAAGTTTGCAACTATTACAACACAATTTGTTGCAGATCACACATTGCTAGGGGCAACATCTGGTGCAAAAGCATATGTTGATAAGTTTGACTCAGACGAAGTTTGGTATCACCAGACAGAGGATACAGGATTTACTCAATTCACTGAGGGTGAAGTTGTTTCGGAAACCGATGGTGCTGGTACAGGGACTCTGCTAAGTGTTGGTTTCGATGCAGATACAGAAGCGTACCTTGAGCCAGACATTGATCCATTCAGTGGTGAAGTCCTATATATTGAGAACCGTACAGCAGTTCAACGAACTGTTGGACAGGTTGAAGACATCAAGATTATCGTACAGTTATAAGGATACGACATGGTAACCCCTGTTATTAAGAACACTTTCCTAACTACCTACCGTGACGACTGGAAAGATAGCGACAATTATCACCGTATTCTGTTTAACAATGGCCGCTCATTGCAAGCTCGCGAGCTTACACAGATGCAGACTATTTTGCAAAATCAGGTTACCAAATCTGGTGACTTCTTGT